ACATACTGCTATGCAACATACTGCTACAGGACATACTCCTACGTCACATGCTGCTATACGGAATTAATTATTTGATTTGCTATCTGGATAATCCGCTGCCCGTAGGTTTTCCCCGGCACGGCCCACTTTCCGTTTAAATCAATCCACCGCGGTGCACTTCCGTGCAATTGAAGTGGTAATGCGCGATACGACAGCGCCTCGTCGATACATGCTTGCTGCTCATTAGAGCGGCGGTCTTTGGGGAGCGCATAGGCCAATAAGCGCCCCAAATGCGCCCGAACCGCATGTTCGTATGATGGAAATGATACACCGTACACCCACTTATTGCGTTGTGGGTCGTATTGCCATAACGGGTCTTCACGCGGAGCCACACTTGCAGCGCCGGTTACACCGATACCGGCAAGGTTGTGGCGCGGCGGTTGTGACCAGAACGATGTCAAGCTGCCCGTCTCGTGGATCATCTGCGCGATTGCACAGAGCCAATCCACGCCGACAACGGTACCGACATCGGCATATGTTTCGACAATATGTCGGATTGTCTCCGACGGTAGCGTGCGGTACGGGCGGGCGATGAGTAACCCGACGGCGGCGTTTATGGCCCGCTCACGGGGGATGATTGGTACGCCGATGATCGGGGTCGTTTCGGGATACGCAACAACGGTACCTTGCACACTGCTTTGGTTGTTCTGCACACCGTCCCGCCCACCGCTCTGCGCCTCGTTCTGCTCACTACCTTGCGCACCATCATTCTGTGCGTTGCCGTGCGGGGTCGCAAATGTTGTTTGCACCCATAGCGCCAGCGGGGACGGGATGTCGGCAAGAGCGGGTTTCCATTCAAACCACCGATTGCCAGGGCAGGTGGTTTGCCCCAACTCGCGATGCCCAACAACCGTCGCCGTTGGAAAAAGGTTCTTAGCAAAAGCAACGGCTACTTTGGTTGCCGCAAGCCACGCCTCGTCAGGGATGGTGTCAATGAAATTATCGGCCAAACAGATGTGGAATGAATGATGGTTATGATTGGCCACACCCGCGCCGATAATCCACGGGTCGTTGACAAGATTAATACTGATCGATCCGTCAACCTCACGTTGCAAAATCATATGATAGCCGGCGGCGTTGTATGCCGGCCATCGACCGCGATGAAAATTGTAGATAGCACGCACGGCGTCGCCGAGACGATAGCTGGCCGCTGCATGGTGGATGACGATATAGTTTGTCACGGTACGGCGGGGGTTGCGCGCCGTCCAGTAGGTCGTGGCATAGGTGATCGGGTATGTTGTCATGATCCCTCCTTAGTTACTCGGCCATAGACAATCAACCGATGGGTGTTTGGGTGTTGTGTTATCAAGTAGAAGAGGTCTCCGGCAGACCGTTTTCCTCGGCGCCATCCTCGATGATAATATCGGTTTTTCGGCGTTTATGCAGCAAGCCGCGCAGCGCGTCGTTCTCATCTTTCAACTGTTGAAGTTTCTTCTGAAGTGTTTCGTACTCAATTAATAATTGTTGGTACCGCGCGTTAAGGACAGCGTATTCAGAGAAGAGTTCGTTATACCGATCACGATACGTGGCCACCTCTTGACGTAACGTGCGCGTCACATCCTCAAGCTCACGGTGCAGTTCGGTTAATCGTCCCTCGTATTCGGCAACTAAGGCAATCCGCTCATTGGCCCACGTGCGGCGTTCGTCGTTCAGTACTTTTGAGAGTTCGTCATACTGCTGTTCAAGATATTGCACACGATCACGCAACTGTTGAATGTTGGCTGCCGCCGTATCAAGCAAAATGCGCCACTCATCGACTTTATGTCGTAATACCGATTTCTGCCGCTCGGCACGATAGGAGAAATATGCGGCAATCACCGCGCCGGCTGTCGAAATCAAAGCGGTAATGACTGTAACCATCCATTCGACGCTCATACTTCCTCTGGTACCGTTTCCACCGGAGCCAACGCCACCGCGCACTCTCGTACCGTGCATTACGGGGCGTCGGCATCCGCACTATCGGCTGCATCGTTCGGCGCGTTGGTTTGCTGTTCATTGCTCTGTTCACTGCGCTGCTCACTACGCTGCTCACTGCTCACGTCGAGCAATTGCGCATCTTCTTGCTCACGTCGCAAGCGTTCGCTCCGATAATCAACCCCGTACAAACCGGCAACCGTGGCCCGCGAGATAACACCGATGTTAAACATTGTCTCGGCGTACTGTAGCAGTTGGTTCGTATCGGCCACGCGCACCGGCAAGAACTCCGGCTTGGGTACGCGGGTAAATCCGTTGGCGCCGGCCACGTCACGGTACACGTGATATACCCATTGGATCATATCACGCTGGATGTGGCGCACGAGCGCTAAGAAGCCCAACGCGGCAAACTGGTTGTCTGCTGAGTTGCTACGCTCCGTCTCGCCAACTAACAAGATACGCGGAAATCCCAACCCAACGAGAATATCTCGATGCACGGTGTCGTACTTGGCCGGATCGAGTAGCCCCTTGTAATCGGGTAATATCCATGAAATCTCCACCGTGTGATTGGTCACAATGTTAAACACCGCATTCTCGTTACTGGCCTTTTCCAACTCTGCCTTTAACGCCTCAATATCGCTATCATCCGCGGGGAACGCATCGTTGCCGACTTTAGCGTGTCGGAATGCCTCAATCATACGCGATGAAATAGCCGTGTCCAACCGTTGCAACATGTACTTACGAGCAAGCGCGCCGAGCACGGGCTGTAAGAACGGCTGTGGGTAGGTTGCCTGTGGTAAGAGGTTACGGTAGATGATGTATCCGTTGTACGGTAGCGCCGTCTCCCCGCGGCGAATGGCGGCAACATAATCAGGGAACCGCTCTACCAATTCCCGATAGCGAGCTGGATCACGCCGCCCGTCGGGGAACGTCCCTTTGCTCTCGACAAACGCAATATCTTCAGACGGGATACGTAGATAAGCCATCGGCTGCGCGCCGAACACCGGCGGGTAAAAGTCGAATTGCAGCGGATCGCGTAACCAGAACGACGCCGGCACAACGTATCGTGTGCGGGTACGCACGTTGGGTAGGCGCGTCCCCATCACCCGCTGTAGCTCGTACTGCGGGATCGCCATACCGTCAACAAGATACCCGATGATGACGGCGTGCATGATGTCGTTGATCCGCTCGGCCACGGCATTAAACACGTCATACGTTGTACTATCCGGCGTATCGCCGCCAAAAAGGGCCACATCGGTATTGACCAACCCCGACGCGGCAAGGTCGGCAATCCGTTGAATAACCGTACTCATGTGCGGGTCATTCTGGTAATACCATCGACATGCTTGCACAATTTCGCGATAGGATTTTGGTTGATCGCTTGCCAGAGCAAAACCTGCAACAATGTTCGGTATAGGGGCCGGCCCGCCGGCAACGGCTACCATGCGCCCAACACCGTATGCGCTGCCATACGCACTGCCATACGTGTATGTTCCGGTTATCATGTAGTCTCCCCTTGTGTCGTACCACCTGCTGCACCACCGGCGGTGGACGGTAGAGAACGAAAGACGCCAACGGGTTTTGGTAATGATCGTCGGTAAAGGCGCATTTCGGATTGCCGTTCGGCCATTGCCCAACAGATAAATGCAGCAAAGATGTGATCGTTGGGTGACGCGCCGGTACCGCTTTCACCGAGGATATAGTAGCTATCGGCACCACTTGCCGTAGAGCGCCTGGTAATACGCTCCAGCTCGCTCACCGCCTCAAAGTCAATATCAGAGAAGACAAGGCGCTTGTCTTGAATGGCCCGAATGAGGTGCAACGCACCGATGGTCTTTGTTGGCGCTGTGTTTTCAATATCCGTAGCCACCCGCTCATTGAATACAACGGGTAGGATAATGTCACGGTAGCGAAACCCACGGTAGGCGTCGTTGTACAAAAGAGTGTGGATGATTTGTAGCCCACCACCGCCGGGGCCGGCGTCAATGGCAACCCGCGCCGGCTGGTAATGACGGATAAGTTCGTGAATGATGCGTTGCTGTAAATCAAAATCTATTTTCTGTAAGACAACACGGTATACGTGTCGCCAAACGTTATCATTTCCCCGTACCGTCACCACAATGACCGTTGGGTCAACATAACCGGTATCGATACCAAACAGCACGACACCGTTTACTTGTGGTGGATCGAGGATCGTATCCCACACGAGACCATCTCGCACGTGATCGTTGGTATACCGATCCACGCGGAATGAGAATGGCTCGGTGTGAAACTGTTCACGTTGAATAACGCTAAATGACGGACGCCCGTGTTCGCCGAGTACCAACTGCCGGTACTCGTCACTCTCTTCACCACCGTACCGACGTAAGTTATCTACGTCCATGGCCCACGTGTAATACGGGTTATTGTGAGCCGGTACTTTGTACTGTGAATAGCCTGCGTAGGCCTGCGTTGCATAGTACAGCAGGCTGGTACGTAACCCGTTTGGTACGCCGGCGACAAGGATTCGCGCATTTGGTTCCCAGTCGTTCCAACAGTGGCTGGCTTGCGTCCAGGCATCAAGGCGGAAAAGTTGCGCTTCGTCTACCACGATAACGGGTACGTGGAGGCCAACAAGGTTTGCGTTATCCTTACCGGCGATCCGTGCGCGCACAAGTACCCGCGTACCGTCGGGCCATCGGTAGTCCAAAATACCCGCTTGTCGATTGACGCGGTTTTCCAAAAAGGGGGCGAGGATCGGTGACGTTGTAGAGCGCACAATCAACCGATCCCACAGCGGGGCCAACTGCGCCTCATTCGCCGTAAGGATTAGCAGCTCCTTAGTTTGCGGTAACTCGGTTGCGTGATTAAGCACGGTGTAGAGGATTTTATCTTCTAACACAACCGAGTTGTGGCTGATAAACCAATCGGCAATATACGTGCGGTGTTGCGGTACGTCAATCGCATATACGGGAACGGGTTTGGGCAACGCGGTAATACTGATAATTTCATCAAAGACGATGGTGTCGTTAAACATATCATCAGCCGGCGGCTCATCGACGTGTTTAACTACGACACCGGCAAGGGGAACAGTACGATAAAAGCGGGCCACCGCCACCGGATGGTCGATGGTAATGATCATATGACGCGGCGCTTGTGTGTATGGTTCAATCCGGCACCATACCCCGATCCGTGCTAGCAGTACGCGAATGATGTCGGCATTGGCCTGATCGGGAATGATGAGGCGAATACTCGTCTTTTCAAGCGTGGCCCACTGTGCAAATAACCCGCTTAAGAAGGCGATCACGTGTTCAGTACATTCTCGTACTAACACCCCCGGCACTTCATACATATAGTGCGGGCGGCGATAATTGCGCATCGGCAGCACTTGTGGTACTTGTTCCACATCGTAGGACAGCGCCGCGAGGGTGCCGTGGAGCGGCGGCTTTTCTCGGTCACGGTACCACAGGAGTAAATTAAGCGTATCTGCTTCACGCAGCGGCGTCATGCTATGTTGGTAGGCCAACCGACTAATGTCGTTCAGCACGTGCTCGTTCGCACACACCAACAGCGAGCGTTTGCGCTTGTGTTCAACAAGTGCAAGATACCCCAACAAACGCCACTCATCCGCCGTTGTCACCTTCCCCGTACACCACGTATCGGGCTGTGCTGCGAGAATAGCAACACGCTGCCCCGCCTGAAGTAATTCTGTCGTCATATACCCCTGCGGGGTAAGGAATGGATGATCGCGTGTTGCGCTGGTGCGATACCCGCTTTTTGTCACAATCTCGTAAACAACGTGATCTCCGTCATAAGCGACGTATGCCGGCGAACGCACCAACGCGCCCTGCTCGTTCATCGCGTACAGCTCAACGAGTACACCGCGCGACTTATTCCGTCGATGCGCTTGCACAAGATCACCGATAGTTTTCCACCCGTCGGTGGTCAGAATGCGTGTTGTTTCCGGTTGACACTTTCCGATTGCTCGCCCCCCACGCAGAATGAGGCGCGGATTAGCAGAAGGTTGCAATGTGAGAACGTCTTTTTGATACCAACGGTACGTAAACGGTTTGGCTGGCCAGAGTTGTTTGCGCATCTGCCCGTCGCGAGTAGAGCGCATAAACTCGCCAAACCACACCGGATCGCTTAGGATTTCGATAAGTGCTTTATCCCCGTCAGTAAGTTTTTGTTGTAATGCCATAGGCTTCTCTGTACAACGCCCACCACGTCTACACTATATCAACTAGTGAGTTGCTCGTTGGCGTGTTGTGCCGTCTCGCCGGAGACAGAGCCGTCGCCTTCATTAACTGGATCATCATTGTTTACCGGATCATCGCCGATAACCAACACCGGCGGCGCGTTATTGGACACCGTTTGCCCCGCCGTTGTCACCGTTACCGGATGACGGTACCGCCATGCTCGATCATGCGGTGGTAAATCGTCAAGCGTACCCTTTGCCGCACGTTGCACACGTACCGGTTTTTCGCACGCGCTACACGTCACTTCGATCATAAATGCCGTATGATCGTGAACGGGCGCATACCGGAAGAGCATCACGCCACACCGCGGGCAGTACACACGCTGAATACGTTCATCAAGAAACTTTTTTGCATGGTCTTGCAACGAGGCAATGTACTGCGCCACCGAAACATCGTTATCTCCAACCCGCGTCTTGCGGTCAATCTTTAACTGTCGCTCGATCTCTTGACAACTTTTGATAAGCGACGTAATCGCCTGCGTGCGGCGTTGTAACTCCGTTGGGTCGTCAACAGTAAGTAATTCGCGCTGCCAACGGCGGATAAGAACTTGATTGGCAATTAATTGCTCAAGGGCAATTCTGTCATTCGCGCTGTTAAGCGTGGAAAGGTCGTATTCCCGTTCATATTCTTCCAAAATCTTGCTAAACTCGGCATCGTATGTTGTCATATATACCCCAAAACCAACAAGAAAGCCCCCGCGTTTCCCAGATAAACTGTACCATGCTGGTACTCATATCTGATAAAAACGCGAGGAAAAAACACGATAGGACTGGTGATAAATGCAACTCAACCCTACCGAATAGGGCATACACCACTTTCACAGTCGGCAAGGTCAACGTCGTTCAGCGCCGCGTTCGTCACCGATTGCGCGTCGCGGATATGCGAACGCAACTGCTCATACATCGCTTCATTAATCTCTTCATATGGTGCTTGTACAAAGCCGTGATCCACGTGTCGCAAGAAAGAAACTGCCTTAATCGACGTAGTGTAGTGATCACGGAGCCACGCCTGAATATCCGGCAACTCGTGATCACGGTAGTACACGGTGACGCTCACCGAATTATCGGCCCACACCGTTTGCATAGTACGTACCGTTTCAAGTTGTGAGATAGCGCTAAACTGCGCCGCCGTTGGCGTCGTTGTCGGTACACGGCATGGAAATGATACGACAACCGTTGACGTATCACAGCTACCGTCAAACTGCTTGCGGTACTCAATCGGGTATCCACGCTCACGACAATACGCAACGAGTGGGGATAACGCACTCATCGCTACACGGCGGATGTAGTGATGCGCAAATGCCGGATGCACACCCGGCGTCACACCGGCAAGGAGGGAGAGTGTGCCCGACGGCTTGATGGTGGTCAGGCGAATACTTTCCGCCCACCCGCGTTTAGCACTGTACGCCGCGTCAAGGGCGCGCAAATAGCGATACGTCGGATCAAGCCATCCCCACTTCTCCCGCGCCTGTAATACCCCTGTTAAGCTCAATCCGATCCGCGCATTCCGCCGCACCACTTCGTTGCTCTTCGGATCGATATACGGTAACTGAGTAATCGCCTTTTGGATCTTGTACAGCAGATACGCACAATCGCGCAACTCACTTTCACTACGGATGTTGGGCAAGACAATCTCGGCAAGGTTGCAGAACTCATAACTTTCGAGCGGGATTTCGCCACACGGGTTAATCCCCTCGGCAGTATCCCGCATCGGCTCGCCGAGACGCCCCACCGAACGGGCAAGGTCAATATTCACCAATCCGTATGGCTCACCGTTGCCATAATACCCTTCCCAAAATACCGGATGTAGCTCATCAAGTGATGGCGTGATCACCGAGTTATTACTCATCGCTCGCCAATTTGGGATGGTACCTAAATCCCACCGTTTGGCATAGAGAAATGAGATGTCGGCAGGATCACCTAATGCAATCTCGGCAGAGCGGCGCACATTGCCGGCCACCACAATCTCGCCAAGGACGTTGGCAATATCTAACACGTCAATAGATGTGAGTTTTGTACCGGCCCGCCGATCAAGGATGGTACACACGTTTGTAATCCCACGAATAAGCGGTTCCGGCCCGCTTGCCACACCGCCAAATCCGGCAATCGGTTCACCGTGTGGACGGATAAGGATCGTTGAGTACGTAAACCCCTGCCCTGTAACAAAATAAGCATGTAGCACCCGCCGTACCAACTCCGTCCACCCCTCACGACTATCGGGAACGATGAAATCGGCATCGGTGGTTTCGTGGTGCTCGATCCGCACGTTAGCGCGCACAGCAGGTAGTTCGTAGATGTGCCTGGCCTGTACGCTAAAGCCAACCCCGCAGCCGAGCATGAGATTGTCAAAGAGATAACAGAAATCTTCAGGAGAGCGCACGGCGACATAGGCGCAATTGAGCAGCGAGTTCGCCCCATTGCGTTGAACAAATGACGTACCGAGTTGCCACAACATACGCCCCGCCGGTAGTGCGCGCAAATGAAACATGTGATCGAAGAGCCGCATCGCCTCTGCTTTGGTAAACCCCGCACCGATGGCTTGCGCGCCGAGAATAACGCGGCGGATGGTTTCCGGCCACGTTTCCAACTGCTGTGCGTCGTAGCGCAACGGCGGTAACGGTTCGTTTGCGCGGATAAGCGCACGTACCCGCTCACTCCACGTCGCCCCCGTTGCGCGCTCTATCTCATACCGCGCATATGTACGCAAGTAGACAATCTCACCTAACCCATTGAACCCCCACGGCGGCGTGCGATCACGATATTCTGCAACACATCGATCAAGAACCGCATCCAGCCGATCATCGGCAACGGTGAATGACGGGATGGTGCTGTCTCCGATGTACATACATCACCTTGTAGATGGTTAGAGAACACCCGCTAACGCGGGTTTACTATAGCGCGGTTGTCTGCTGTTTGTAAGTGAGAAAGATAGAGAAGCCCCCGCATTTTGCAAAATGCGGGGGCAACGAGCGTCTCTCGTTAATGCTGAATGGCCGTATTCGTGCGATAGACGCGAATAATGATGTTACAGATAGCGGCAATCAGCGCCAACTCGTCTTGATATGCTTGCAACTCCGGTACCTGCATTATTTCGGGAATGACCAGCGCAATAATCATGAGTATGTTTAACCAGATGGTCGCGCTCTGGTACCACGGTTTGCCGCATTGCTGCACCGGCTCCGCCCCTTCAGGCTGTAGATGTAGGGGCTGCTGTACGGGCTGCTGTACGGGTTGCTGTACGGGTTGCTCTACAGGCTGTTCTTCCATACAACCCCCTCACTTACGGGGTGATGGTAATCACACCGATGGCCGTCGGATCATCGATCAGTATACCGTACTGCTGCCAGGCGTGAATGACATAATCCGCCGGCTGCCTGGTGAAATCGGTGTAATCCTGATACTCGACACCGCCCATCAAGCCAATAGTGCCGGCCTGATTACCGACCACCAGTACCACGTTGTCAGGAATGAGACCCGCGCGAGGGTTGGGGAGTGCATTGCGGTACTGCTGTCGCAGCTCGACTACAGGCGTACCACGGTAAGTACTTACCGTGTTGGTATCCATCCGCTCTTGCAACTGACGCAAGGGCAGAGCCGTCTCACCACCGCCGGTAAGCGTGACAAGCTGATAACCGGCAAACTGGTACAGCGGGCGCAGTGCCTTATACGTGCCGATAATGGCCCGCACCGAGCCGGCGTAGTCGATGACGGTGTCGAACATGGTATCAAGCGTTGTCTTGTTCAGCGCGCCCGAAACCGTGGCGACATGGCTCGTTGTCGAAACGGTGCTCCACGTTGTGGTGAGCAATGTAAACACCTTCGCAGCAATTGCGTCAATCAGGTCGTCACGCAAATCGCGCCGGAGACGTGCAACACTGTCAATATCACCGTTGTTCAGCTCAAGCATGTTGGCACGCGCGCCGGCAATGAGCGCGTCCCACATGAAACCGACCTTCTCCTGCTTGTAGACACGATCCACAAGGTGGCTGGTGCCAGGTACCATTGCGCGCACGGGATACTTACCGCGGCGGATGGTGATTTTGGCATCATCACCGGGGTTAAACTGGCGCACGTCCATAAAAATGCCGAACGTATCCAGCGTAAGCCGTCCCGGCTCGATAGAGCGAACAATGGTTTCGGCTAGCGCGCTCCGTCCATTCCCGTTGGCAACTCGCTGAGCGAGCGAACGCAACGTCGCCGACGCCTGAGCACGCTGTACATCAAAAACCAGTGCATCTGAAAACACCTGCGTCATACGTAGTCCCTCCTGTATTACCCGGCAGTCAGCCGAATGGTCAGTCGCTGATGAGCAGTATCTACCGAAACCACCCGCGCAACAACGTTGGTACCCAACGTGCGGGTAAACACGCCTGACGCATTGACATATAGCGCATCGTCAATCTGATACGTCGATGCGTCACCGTCAAACGCAGACGAGCCGATGGTGACAATACCACGCTGCACCCACTGACATCGCGCACCCGCCGGAATAGTGGCGTTCTCGATCACCGACAACCCGCTGTAGTACATTGTGGTTGTCTGTACTGGATTAGACCACGCCGGCGTTAACGTGTACGGCGACAACGCCGCATATGGGCCGGCAATCAACTGACGTTCATCGAACGGGCGGGGAAACGGATCGGGAGCTGCCAACACCACACCCACCCGTGTGTCACTTGCAGCCGCCGCCTCTACAAGCGGCAACCCCGATGCCGCATGCACGCCACCGTATCGAACGGGGCGGCCCACAATCAAATCGGTTTCGGCGACCGCGCCAATAACCACACTATCTACCGTCTGTGCTAAATAAGCCATACGCCTGGTCCCTCCCGTGTCAGTAGTACAGTACAGTCATCACATCACGTATCACGTCACGCAAACGTATCACGAGAGCCGTCGAAGTGTTTCCAACAAGACCGCCGTCTCATCGAGCGCTACCGTCGAAGGACGCGGGTAGCCACGGGGCGCCGCGTACTCATCAGTGACGTTAGCTACAGCAATCGGTTGTTCACGTGACAACTCGCGCTGTTCTCGCTGCAAATCGCGTTGCAGCAAATCACCCCCCACGCGCTCATCATGCTTTTCGGCAAGAGCGCGCTGAACAGCACGCTCGGCAACGGTGAGAAGGGCTTTCTGATACAACGCAAAAATATCATCCGAGACCTCGCGCAGCAGCGGCTCTTGTTCGGCGATGTCCGCCTCCGTAAGCACGCCCGCCAACGCTTGCTTGCGTTGGGCCAGGCGCAACTCGGCCTGCGCCTGCTCTGCCAACGCGCGATACCGTTGCACTTCATCACGCAGCCGCTCTAACTCAGCTACCAGTTCATCACCACCGCTCATACCCTGCACCTCCCGTTGTTCTGGCCGCTCTTCTGACAAATTCGATTTCCGATGTTCTAATTGCGACGCCATTGTGAGTACACGTGTTCGTGTTGTGCCGTATGCCGGCTGCTCGACAATAGCCACACCGATAACCGTAACACCGCGCAGCCACTCTACCCCGTCCTGCTCTTCGGCATCCTGATACATCAACTCCCACGAGACAGCCAACGCGCCGGTTGTTTCAAACTCGCGTTTAAGCGCAGCAACAATGTCTGGATACTCACTCTCCCACAGAACGGCGCTTGCATAAATACACGGTTGGTTGGTGACGGGATCGACACCAGACCATACGCGCTCGATAACGCCGATAGGGAAAGCACCGGCGTGCCCCTCGTTGACAGGCTCGTATTTGATCGGCATCCCCTTTGCCGACGCAATGATCCGTTCAGCCTCGTCAACAGGGATAGCCTGTCGATTGGCGTTGGGCAGAAAGTCGGTCAGGATAAACGTGAGCGCACGTGCAAACGGATTTGCTTCGGTGGCTACGCTGCGATGAATTGGGAATACATGTGTTGGCATATGATGTAGTTTTTCTGCGTATTACAACATTCAACACACTACGCAATACATCATGTAATACACTGCGCGAACACTACACGACACACTATCACCACTGGAAAAAAGTATCACATACCTGCACATAGTTAATAAAATAGATGGGAAATACAGAAACATACGCATGTATCATTGCGAGCAATCATTGACTTCTCATGACATCGTGGTACAGTGATTACGTATGTCACAAACGAAAGGAGGTGATACACGTGTTAAGTAGTAGTAGTAACTCTTTTAGCGAACTTGTCTTTGTGCGGAGGCCATTTGCCAAACCACGCGATAACGCACCAAAAACGTTCTCACATGTTCACAAAGCGCGTATCGCGTCAATTCATGATATGACGATTGATGACTTCTACGATCAAAACAATCATTACACATTGTCATTACGCTTAGAAAACCCGCTTAACAACACACCGTTTGACCTCTCGTTGTTCGAGGGAAAACGTCTGGTAACGTGGGCCAAATCGGTACACGATCATCAGCGCGAGCCGACCTTCATCTTCACATCAACAGGGTTGCTCTCGCTGGTAATGATTATTGATAGGGTTGATGTGTATGTGGTTGTGAATGATGTGCGGTATGAATGGTGTTCGTTTATTTACCCAACCGTTCAGATGCACAGTCAATACGGAGCTGCCGAACTTGAGATAAGCAGTCTGTTTTTCTACACAACACCGAATTTTTGGTCACAACAGAACAACACACCGCTGCGCGTGATACACACGTTTCCCGAACCGAACAGTAAGCGATTTGCTGCGATAACATTTCGTCAAGCGCGCACCGCACGTGACGGTGATGTACTCGATGGGATTGTGTCGTGGTACCGCAATCACCCAGAAGATAAAGGAGAGACTGATGAGCACCAACGATCAGAACAACAATTCAACATGTACGCCAACATCCCTCTCTTTGAGAGTTAAACGATTACGAACAACCGGTGGTATTGTTGCACCGAAGCAAGGTAATGTTGGATATGACATCCTCAGCGCCGAGGCCACGATCATTGAACCCTATGCTCACGTGAGCATCCCTACCGGTGTTGCACTGGAGTTGCCAGACGGATGTATGGCGCGCGTATCATCACGGAGCGGCTTTGCATTTGGAAGAGGAGCGCTGCTGCCGCCGGATACAGATACCATCTCTCTTGACAAAGCATCGCACGTATATGCGTTTCACGGTACCATCGATCCGAGTTACCGTGGTGAGGTGCGCGTGCTGCTGATGAACTTCTCTCCGTACCGTGTGGTAGTACCGGAGAATGCGCGTATTGCACAACTCGTTATTATTCGCGTTGAATTACCACCCATTCTTGACGTAACCGAACTATCTGAGAGTGAGCGGGGCGAGCGTGGATTTGGTAGTAGCGGGATTATGTAGTACTCAAGAAAGGAGAATGCTAAATGCCAACGGTAACGATTAGTGAACAGGTTATGACGTTGCTTGCTGCAACGAACAAAGTCGAACGCTTCGGCAAGTCCAAACACGACCCGTCGGTCAGTTGCCTTTACTTATTTACAAATGACGGGGAGTTCTACATTGCCAATCATCGGGTCGCCGTCTGCGTACCCAACATTCAAGCGCCGTTCCCCGATGTTGCCTTCACGGACTCTTTCATTGATACCTTGTATGACGAAACGGGAGACCTGCACATTACATACAACGCCGGCGACATGAACGGTACACTTGCGCGCGGTAACGTTATGTTTCACACGCAAGCCCTTGATACCGAATATCAGTTTGATGTCAATGATGCCAGTCTGCACGCGACGTTTACCGACTGTGATGACGCCCTGCGCGCCGGACTGGCATTTTGCGGTGGCGTGGATCGGTTGCACGGCGTTGCATTCTATACTGATGACGACGGTGCATTCCTCTTTGCCTCCGATGGCTTTATGGCAATCAAACAGTACGTGCAGCTTGCGGAATATCGGCTATTCCCGCGTGCTAATTACATAGTGCAAGGCCCGCTTATCGGGCAAGTCTCTGCTGAGGTGTTGAAAAAGTTGTTACCGAAGATTAAGCACGTACATCGTCTTGACATCACCGTCGGACACCCGTTCCATCGCGTCTGTGTAACAACAGGCGACGGGCTACGGATATATTGGCTTGACGGCAATCACGGATACACTCCAGGTATGCCGTCACTCTTTTCCGGCATCATCGACAGTACCATGTTGTCACGTGCAACCGTGAGCGGAAAAGACCTGAAATCTTTGCGTAAGGTGCTACCAAAGAGACAAAAAGATAACATGCACATGGGGGTGCAAAATCAAGAAGATGCCGTCGTGTTATTTACCGTTGGTGTACGCAACGGCGGCGTGTATTACCGTCCATCACCGAAAACGGAGCGCGCCCGCATCCCTGCACAAAACACTGTGCCACACACCGATCATCGTGTGCGACCGTCGGCTGCGCTCATCATTAATGCCGGATTTCTTGACCGCGCACTCAGCACAATCAAGCCGACGGCAACATACAATGTTTTTATGACAACGGAGGTAAGTTTTGATGTGTTTGGTACCAGACCGTTGATCATCGAAACCGAGAAAACGGTTATGGCAATTATGCCGGTACAAGTCAATGTTGCTATTCGAGATTACTAAGAAACAGAAAGCTAGTGTGCGTGCGTATATCGAGCGCGCGCAGCGGGCCAGAAACGGGGTAAAAACGTACAACGCCGCGCTCTATCTCAAGCGAGATAGGGCAGGCGTGTTTCTTGTCTGCGTTGCGTCGGCAAACGGTATCCCGTCACACGCAGTTGCCGTTCATCTTCCGCGTGCTTACGGTGATACGCACCTCTCGTGGTGTCGCGCTCCGATGACAATGATCGAGCATCGAGCTACGACAACCGTAACAATCTATAACCCTACCAACGCAACAAGTGAGGTACAGACCTCACGCGGTATTATGCGTATGCCGCTTGCCTTAGAGCCGGTGCCTGACAATCCGACAACTCCGCTTGAATACTTCCTTCTCCCACTCCTCGAAACGGCCCCGTTGATGGTTGAAACCACCACCACACCGATTTTGTGGGAGACGTGGATGTACCATGTCGGCAAGATGGCAAACGCCTATGACGCCGTTGCGCTCACAAACTCCGGTGTTTGTATAACAACTGACCATATCATCGGCACGCGCCTTGTGCAAACACCGATCACAGGTGGTCTGTACACCAACAGCGCGCTTGTCATCCCCGAACAGACATCATTACGAGTGTACACACATCACAACATTACGTGGGCGTGGCATACGATCAACAAGCTCTCTATCGGCCTGGGAATAATCCATATGCCGGATCATCCATTGCGACACAATCACCACATCCAACAAGTGCAGCGCGTCATTCCCAAACTTGAACGCGAACGACAACGCGCACCGTTTACCGTCATCCCGTATGCCGCACTTACAACCATTACCCACCTCAAGCTGCCGAGTACCATCATCACCGTCTCCGCCAACGAGAACGTATTGACTATCGGTGATGAATACGGGCAACCCATACACAACCTGGAGCTTGACACAACGGGGGGAGAACCAGATGAAGATGAACCCCGCAGCGCACGGGTGCATCGTGGGGTGTTCGACGTGATGTACAAGCAAGGGGATGCTATGTGGTATACCATCCACTGGCCGCGGCGTGGGTCTCAACACGAGGGATACCCGCTGTTTTTTGCCACCCCGTCGCTGTGGTTAGCTTCTGTTGTGGATTAGCTGTTGTAGACCAGTACACGACTACACACGTATACACGTATGCACCGCTCGTTACTGTCGTCACAGAGTGGGGAATGGTTTACACCGCCGTGGGTCATCGAGCACGCGCGGCTGTTGATCGGCGGGGCGCTGTTTGACCTCGATCCGGCATCCAACTGTCATGCGCAAGCCTATATTCAGGCCAAAGAATGGTACGGGTTGGATCATCCGCTGCCGGATCATCGAGACGGGTTGCGTGTGTCATGGTACGGAAATGTATGGCTTAATCCACCATACGGACGTGGAATACTGCGATGGATACAGAAGGCAGTAGATGAATATCGAGCGGGCCGCGCAACACGTATTGTATGTTTGGTGCCGGCCCGCCTCGATACGCGATGGTTTCGTCTGCTCCATACGACCATGCGCGGTATGTACGTCTACCGCTCACGTCTTGTCTTTTTGTCTCCTACAGGTACTACCTCCACAGCTCCGTTTCCGTCGGTGTTGGTGGTGGTGGGGGATTGCGAACTCCTACCACTTCCCAACACCGACCGTTACGTCCCCTTTAATTCTTGTTAGACTACCCTAACAAGTTCCATGTCATCCACAACATGACAACACCTTCGACAGTTGTTCCTGACGAGTTGGTAATCGAAGGGCCGTCAAAAAACACACCGTGACTGTTTGAAGGATTATACGTAAGCTGCGACGCCGCAAATACCGAAGAGTTGTTTGAGCGATATGACACCACAACGCGCCGCACAACATTTCCTTGCAAAGCCGTCGGCATCGTGAAGATTCGTTGCGACGTACCACTCGTGCGACGGATAGCACCGCGGAACTGCACCGTACCGTCGGGCATGATCCGGTACGCCACCGACGGGTCGCCGGTTAACGACCCGCAATCTTGCCAGTTGTTTTCCAATGTTATAGTCGTCCAGTCGGTTTTGGCCCGTAATGTACCCCGAATACGCGCGTCACCGTAAACATCAATACTTCCCACGCCGCCGTTGGAGACAGACGGTGTGCCACCAAAACCAAGATGCCCGTTTAGACGATGAATAAACAAAACAAAGTCTCTAAACGAGCCATCATCATTCCGACTAATAATGTTGAAGTTGTCTGAATTATCTAAACGCAAGATAAAGCGATAGTCGCCGGCGTCGCCTGGGCTAGAAGCACGCGCAAATGCAAAATCTGCCAGGTTCGAGCCGTTCCCGCTCAACGAAAGTGATGTACGCCCCACCGTTAAGCCACGAATACTTGTAGTATTTGCATTAATAATTGTGGTTTGTGCAGATGTGGTGACTACGTTGCTCTCGATAAGAACTCTTGTATTACCTCGTTGTAGTGCAACATCGTACAAGCCCCAAACGACACCAGTATATGTCCCAAAACTATCTATATATAGTCCACATTGTGTGTAAGAACTGGGTATATTACCCAAATATAACGGCGCATCAAAGCCAAAATTAGAGAATTCCTTAAGCGTAACATTTGGGCCTAATCGTATTTCGTCAACGAATAGTTTAGTTGTCCGTACATTTCCTGCTTCATACGTACCGTTGTTAGAAACACTCACATAGAACGGCGTTGTGCTGTCAGCCGCGCGGTATCGAAGACCATTACTATCTACCTCAATACGCGGCAACGATGAGCTTGTATAAAATGTTGACCCTGTAATCGTCCCGCCGCTAATCGTTGTACCGGTAATCGTTGTACCGGTAATCGTTACACCGGTAATTGATCCCGCCGTTACCGTACCGAGATCGGCACTGATGGCACTTAGGCTATCCACCGACAGACGATCCGCCGTAATCGACGATGCCGCGATGTGAATACCGCGGATCGTCTCCGCTTCAATATCGTCACCCTGCACAAGTGAGCGCGGGTAGAACTCGTCAATGCGCACCGCCGCCGACGTATTACGAAATCCGAGCCTGATATATCGTGTTTGCACCGGCGACGGCAACTGAATGCGATACACACCCGCCGCCAACGAGGTGGCATTTGTCTGCGCGGCACTTTCGCTTGTTTGTTGTGTTGGCGTCCACACACCGCCGCTTACCGTACCACCGGTATACCATGTGTACGTCGATCCGTCATTCGACACACCAATATATGCAGCAATCGTGGTTGATGCCGTGCTCAAGGTCGTTGTACGATGACGGATTTCGCGATCATAGCTCGCTTCAATCCATCGCCAACTTGATGATGCGCTGTACGAGACACCGCCTGATGATGTATTTGCGTCTTTTAATGCGTTCAACGTTGACGACGCGGTACCAACACTATCACGATAAGTCACACCGGCGCGCAATTCTTGAACAAACTGCGCAGTGTCGGTAAGCGACGTCGTGCTACTCCACGCCGACGCTGCACTCGTCTGCTCAAACATATCAACCACAACTAACCGCGCGCGATACGTGCCGCTCTGTGACGCCTCAAACAAGTATTCGGTTGTCTGCGGTGATAGCGTAACGGTGAGAACATCACTTCCATCACGTTGTACCGTCAATGCAAGCCGCCGCGCGTCGCGAGCGGTTATTGCCGGCCACGTAAACCGACACGCACTGAAAAATGCGGTGATCGTCGGTGCCGACGGTGTTGGCGGAGCGGCATTTGTAGCGGTAAGCGCTGTTGTCGCCGTGCGGTTGTACACATCACGCGCCGTCACCGCGATGGTAAGGGTTGGATCGCCGTTGCCGCCGTTCTCGCGTCGGTTCTGCTCATACGTGTACAAATAGCGATTAACATACCCGACACTGCGACTAAGACTATTGATTGAAACATCATAGTATGCAGCACCGCTTACATGGTTCCACGTAATCAGACAATCGGCTTCTGCCGTGCCGGTATCGCCGTCCCACGACGTGGTTACTCCCGTCGGTGCGCTCAACGACGGGGCAGATACGGTTAATTGGGTCGTTGTACCGGCGATATTGCGCGTCGTGATAGGTTGAAAGTCAATACGGATAGAATAGACAAACGAGCCGCCGGTATCCTGTACTTGCTGCGCAAACGTCCACACATACCTGCCTGCCACCGCAGTAACGGTACGCAGAATGACATTTGTTGAAGCGTTGCGTATTATGACATTTGTATGCTTGTAGCGGCGGTCTGTCGGCGGCGTCCATGTAATGGTGACGTCACCTGTCGTAATGTCCCACGTTGCCGCCGGACTGCTCACCGCCGCCAACGGTGTCGTGTCCGACGCCGTAGTACCGGTAATACTTGCCGACCACGGGGAAACAACGCCGGCCCGCCGCGCTGCAATGCGGATGTACAACAGCGTATCGGTAGGTAAGCCACGGAGCGTTGCCGTCCATTGGGTACCCGCTACCGATACCGTCGTTGGATTGGTAAAGGATGATGACGTACTCCATTGAATAAGAAAAACATCCGGCGGCGTTGCGTTGTCAAAGCGCCACGAGAGTTCAACCGCAGCCAACGGCGTATAGTCGGAAATATCAATATATGTTGTTACCCACGTTACATCTGTCGGTACGTCAATAAGCGGCGCGCCGAGGATCGCATTTCCCTGCGTAAGTTGGATTTCAGCATCACGCGATCCGTCGCCATCACGCGGCGCGTCAATTCGTCGTTGCGGTGTGTTCTTTCCCATCTCGTGCTCCTCTACTACAATCCACCCAACCATTCGGCAGCGTAGAATACCTGTTCGCCACGCACGGCATACCACGCGCCGACGGGTAGCCACGGTACCGTATCAAAATATTTCACTACTGTTTGCTCTGATGGGGCAGAAACAAGGGAGAGAGTAAACGACGTATCCCACAAGGTACGCTTTGCCTTTTCGTCTAATTCGAGTTTGGTCAGAGCGCCGCCGACAAGTTGCGCCGACTGCCCGCGGACGATCAACGCCTCGCCGCGTCGGTACCCCATGAGTGGGAATACCGGCTCGTAGTAGCCGAAAATCTCATCGTCTTTTGCCGTGCGCGCAGTGCCGGCGGTTTGACGTTGATAGAACGATGTTGCGGCGGCGTACCGGTTGTAGACGGCAAGGATTTGAGTATTGATGTCGTTTAAGCGAGATTGCAGTGTGGGAAATGGAATACCTTCCTGTGGCTGCCAATGATACAGCGCCGGCGCGTTAGGAATTGAACGGCGGACACCAATACGACGAATGGTAACACGGTTCCACGGTTCGGGTTGCGACAATACCTCTTGCCGATGATAAATATCAAAGATAAACCGCTGCCCCGCCGTTACTGCCGTGATCGGTACGGCAAGTGTGAACGGAAAGAGACCTGTTTTGGTGGGCAACTGATATGACGCACTGCTTTCAACACCGTTAATCGCTACATAGATACCCTCTTGATTGGCGGGCTGATAGCAAAACACCTCACCCTCGATAGACAGCTCGGTATAGTCGTTCGACGGGCGGATACCGCTGCCGTACACACGCATCCGGCGGATGTCTTTTACCAATCCAGAGGGGCGGGTATACGTTACGTTGGCTTCGAGACGAAACGGGAGCGACGGAATGGGCCATATCTGTTGCCCATATGCGTAAAGAAGCCACCGCGCGTACTCCGTTGTGGCCTGGAGATTGGCCTCGGTAAGCTGTCCGTAGGTCGGCAGCGACGGGAGGGTAAACGGTGGCTGAATGGGTTGTATCCACACGTCTAAAACACGTACATAGTTCGGCCACCCTGCCTCACGCGACGGGCGAGATGTGCTTTTGATACGAACATCAATACGCACGACTTCGAGGTCGGTATATTCGGTTGGTGTGATGGTAATCTGATGAATGCCGGATGACGGTGTGTACTCCGTCTCTACCGCCACGCCGTTACCCTGACGACGGATAACAAGACGATCACCACTAAGCACCGATCCGGGCCACTCGTAGATGATTGCCAACGTCGTAGCGCCGACTCGCCACGTGACACCGCCTCGCCAAATGGTTGTCGGGTTATATTGATAATCGCTGACAAAATACCCGACATTGGAAATAAATACCGGCAACGGCAACACACTTACACCGTCAAGACGCAGCACGGTATCACGTAAGCGTTCTAGTGCCGATGCGCTCAAAATCGCACCGCTATACCACTCCGGCAATGCTGTAACGTCTAACAGTCCAGGCATAGTTGTTCACCAACCGATCAATTTCGTATCACCGCTGCTATATGTATGTCCAACAATGTAATATGCATTAACATCATCAATATCTGGAATAAGGACACAATCTACATCCATAAAGGCATTATCGTTATACGTGATGTCGGTTATAAGCGCCCGCGTGTCGGATAACGATAGTTGTTGGGACGTTATCGTCACCACTTCACCCACCCGACGATCGGGATCACTCGGACAGTTGCGCAGTCGCACTACCGGACGTACCTTGCCGTAGATCGTTGTAATAAGCGACGCCAGCGCATGCGCGTGACGCTCATCTTGGATATACGGGTTATCTTCAGTACGCATTGAACGAGGTAGAACCGTCGGCGGATTGTCTAGCCCATACCTCACTTCGTTCTGCTCGATTGCTTCGACACAGGTACCGTACACACGAACACCGGTAATCAACATCGCCCGCGTCGCACTTGGATTACCGATGGCGCATTCCACCGTCTGCGCCTGTGCGACACCTACTGCAATTGTAGGCGCGACCTGCACGCCGGTGGGCAACTCGGCGGCGTCTACTTCGATCCGCGAGAGGGTAACAAGCGGCTCTTGGAGGGCAAGGGTAACGATTGTGGATTGAGCCGGCGCGACAACACGCGCGATGGTGTCCCTGTATCGTTCACCGACGGCGCTGATCCCGCGGCGGGTGTAGCGTACCGTGATTTCCGACGGTACGTTGGTATATACCCGTTGCTCTTGAATATCCTGGTAGCCGTGCCGTTGCTGCGCTACACGCTGTGCTGCGGTAAGCGGAGCATCAGTCCATCCAAACGTTGCCGCGCCGGTAATCGCATGGATAACCGAACGACAACGGATCACGCCGTCGTTATCCTGATAGAGCAACGACCCGACGGCACGGCAGAGACGCGCCACATCATCCCACGCATTTTCGCCGTCAAGCCACGTCCAAAACGGCGTGATGAGCGCGTGCGTACACGAGTAGTACCATGGGGCATCGGGGTAAAGTGTCTGTTGTTCAAACGGACGCCCGCCGGCCTGCCACAAGACCTCGTTAATCATCCCACCGCGATAGTTGGGGTTATTTGGGTCTTCAATACTTGTAGTGGTCGTCTGCGTGTGGGCGGGGCGAAATCTCCGCACCGGTACACGGATGGCACTTGCTGCGATACGCTCTCCGATACCGACACAATCCCACAGCATCTCAAACGGTGTACGCTCAATCTTCGTGATATAGCCGACAAACACACGAACGTGTGACGAAAAACCGTGCAATCCGTAGCCAATACGGATAGGTGCGTATGCCGGCGTATGCGCAAAAGCCGAACTTCCGAGCGTCACCCGCGCCGTCGGAATGGGGCCGGCCCCGAACGAGAGCATATCCGGTAGCGATGCCTGTACCGACACATTCATCACCGACGCCGTGACATCAACCCACGTACTGCCGTTATGGTAAGCAACGCTTACCGTGGGTCGGCGAACATCGGCTAACAGTGACGGACGATCCGGCAACGTCATACATCCACCCCGCTAAACTACATCAACCCTAGACCTCTTCGACCTCTACTTGCACGCTGTACGTTCGCGTGGTAAGCGTCGGCTGCTCGACGGCTTGATACTCAAAGGATCGCGTCACTACAATACGGGTTACATCCAACTCATCGGTGTGTGAGTATGATGTATTGAATGGGTGCGCATTTATCCAATTCAGTAACTCAGCCTCAGTCAATGCGTCATGTTCATAACTGATGACGTGTTTGACGGCGCGAAACACCCGCTGCAACGTACCGTTGTACAACCTCACATCGTCAACAATCGGTTCATTGCGATGTTGAATGCTTTCCACAAGCGGTTTAATAGTGATGCCGTTGCTGATAATGTTCGCGCGCCCCATAACCACCTCACGCTACAAGCAGTGTCTACAGTACACACCGCGCTGTCCACAACACTACACCCCAATGAGCATCGGCGAACGCAAGAGTTCGATCGCGCGTTGTACATCGCGAATGGCCTGTTCAATACGCTGTAATAACGTCTCTACCGCACTTGCAGAAGCACCACCCAATGGAGCGATTGCGGGTATAGCGCCGCCGGCACGGATGTCTGGTGTATTGCCCGAAAGTTGCCGTACTAACGCTACCTGCTCACGTAACGCCGCGTTTGTTTCGAGAACTGCCTGTTTCTTGTCTTGCTCACGCAACGTCCACTCCTGCGCCGATTTCAAGAAAGCTTGCTCTTGTTCGGCAACAGACTGTTGGTACTCGGCTCGGATAGACGCCTCACCTTGCTTGATCCGTTCTAATCTCGCTTGCTCGGCGCGACGATAAAGTTCATCAACGCCGCGCAGATATTCAGCTTGCCCTGTATCCCCCTCCATCATCGCCTGCGCTATCGCCTGCTCACGCTGTGCGCGAGCAAGAAGGGTCTTTGTCAACTCTTCAAGATACGCATCGGCGACATCGGCCCCCTTGTCGGCAGCCAACTGCTGCGCTTCGAGTACGCCTTGCTCATAGGCAGCACTTAACCGCTTTCGTAACTCGTTATCCTCAAAGCGACTGAGCGCATTATAGAAGTCAGCGCGCCCCTCAAGCTGATGTTGCGCGAACGCTTGTTCTGCCTGCCGCATCCGCTCTTGAAACCGCTCGTACAGTTGCGCTAACCGCTCGTAATGACGTTCGGTGTCACGCTCAATCTGCTCTTGAAGGCGCTGTTGCTCACGTGCTTGCTGTTCGAGTTGTCGCTGCTCATCGGTTTTTGCCGTGCGTGCGCTCCGCGACCCACCTCCCGCAGAGCGCGGCGCAAACGGGTTTTGCGGTCTTGGTACGCCTAAACCTTCGAGCACTCCTTTAGCCTGATCCCGCGCCTTCTGGAGATTGCGATACGCCTCAACAAGGCGCTTTACCGTATCTTCTGTTAAGTTGTACCGTTGGGCCAACTCGCGCATCTTTGCCGACGTGTCACCGCTTTCCTGAGCCACCGCTTCAATCGCGACGGCTAACTCATCGTGAGCCACTTTCAGCAATTGCGCTTGCAACGAGTTTTCAATCTGTGTCGCGGCAAGCTGATAGCCACTTTGTTGTGTATTGCCCTGCTGCTGTTGCAACTGTTGGTAAGCGATGATGGCTTTATACACCTGTTCGGCTTCAACACCGAACTGCTCGGCAAGGCGTTGGGAGACGACTTCGGCATCCTCGCCGGAAAGGGCCACGTCACGAATTGTTGCATCAAGGGTTTGATAGGCAAGCGACGCGGCTTCAGACTGCGCGGCTTCTTCAATACGCGCAAGAAGTAATGCGGTGGTATTCTGCTCTGCATCTGCGGTAGCTTCTTGAAGGGCAAGATACGCATCAAGGAGGTTACGCGCAACATCAACGTTAATATCCATCTCCGACGCCAGGGTTGCAACTGCGCTCTCGTACACCGACGTATCACCCGCCGCGCTCTGCACCATTTGTGCGGCAGTTTGCACGGCAGTTGCCAGCTCTTGCTGGCGCTGTTGGAGTAGCTGAGATTGGTATGATGAAAGTAACTGCGCGCTTGCCGTTGCCGTCAGTGCGGCATCGACGTTTTGCTGTGCAAGGATAAGGTTTTGGTATTCGGTAACAAGCGTGCGTACTTCTTGTTCAGTAAGTGAAAACTGCGTCGCAATGGACTGGATTTGTGTATCAAGCGACGCGCCTGAATATGCCGCGTTGAGTATTGCCTGCTCCAGTTGCTGTTGGGCCAGTGACAGACGTTCGGTTTCCACGCGGGCCGCTATCTTCCCTGCTGCTTCCTGGTAGAGTGTTTGCGCTTCGTTCTCACGAAGCAGCCCCGCCCGTCGCGCTGTCTCTGCTGCGTCAATCTGCGCCTGTTGGAGAAGCTCTTGCGCCCGTCGGAGCGCGTCAGAGCTTTCCACCACCATGTACTGACCGTCGCCTAAATCGACTAACTCTTGCCCGTACTGAGACGCCTTTTGGTATGCCTCATCAAACGAAGCGCCGGTAGCTTTAAGATACTGAAAGTACGTGAATTGTGCTTCTGATAACTGTTCAATATTCGGCAGAGCTACACCGATAAACTGCTTATCGCGAATAGTTTGCAGCTCAGCATTTGTTTGTTGAACGGCTTGCCGGTACTCGTCAAACGATTTCGCTCCCTCAAGAAGATTTTTACCAATATCGGCAACCGCTTGCTCTATCTCGTTTGGCGCACCGCTTATGGTGTCAAGAATGAACGTCAACCCCCGTGCTGCCCATGCAGATCTCTCGGCCAACGCCTGCCCGACGTTTCGCTGCACCCGCTCAAATGACGCACCAAGTCGGTTATACGTCACCGAAAGCGACTGTGCTCGTTCGTTAACAACATCAAGCGTTACCCCTTGTTTGGCCAGTAACTCATTAATCCCCTCAAGTAGCCGATTGGCATCACCGGTACGCTTAAACTCGTTTAGGTACTCGCGCACCGCCGAACGGGAGAGGTTAAACCGTTCAACGATGGAAACTAAGTCACCGGCAAGGAGTTCAGAAAGCGCATACGATGCGCCTTCAATCCCCTGTTCCGGCTTGACAATGGCAAGAAGCTGCGCCGTCTCGATCAACTTCTCCATTTCCGCGCCGGTACGCTTGGAAATCATCACAAAGTCTTGGAGACGTGATGCGTTATCCGCCAATGTGCCGCCATACAATCGCTGAAAGAACGCGGCTTTCTCCATTGCCGTGTTAAACAACTCTTGCGATCCGGCAATGGCGCGCAACGAAAGCTGCACGTCGTTCAACTGAAGCGCAAGTTTTCCCGATTGAATAGCAGCATCAGCAATAAACGACGCACCAAAGGCCGTGCCTATCGCATAGAATGCGCCGGCAACCGTACCACCTGCCTGTGCGATTTGTTCTAAACTCTGTCGCAGCGAGCGCGACGATCCGGCAAGTTGCTGCTGTTGGCGCACCAACATTGTTTTGGCTTGAACAACTGCCTGCGTGCGTACCGTCACTTGTTGTAATGCTTGTTCAAGAATGCGGACTGCGTCTGCCGTATTGCCCGTTGCCGACGCAAGGCGCGCCTCGGCCATTGCCATACGCAACATGGCGTCTTGTGTGCGCTGCAACGCCGTTGCCTGTCGGGTACTACTCTGTGCCGCAGCACTGTGGGCCGCGCTTAGACGACTGTTCAGCGATTGAGCAACTTGCTGCCCACGCTGATCAATCGCTTTGAGCGCAGCTAGTGCATCGGCACTATTCACTTTAATATCGACAACAAGCTCACCGGCCTGTAATTGCATACCACCACCTACGACTGTTGCCGACGCAATCGTCTAGCAAGGCGAACGGCGCGCTTGCCGTCATCCCCCTTCCGCAGCACCTCGGCCCGCACGCCGGCACGCTCTTTAGGCGGTGTCTGTACTAGCCGATGTGCATCGCTCACGATTGCGTCCCAACGGTACACCACAACGGCACTCATCAACGTTGACGTATCCCACGAGAGTACGTCGCCAATTGGTGTTTCAGTCAACCGTGCAACGGCGTACATCCACAAAATACACGTCTCGGTAAGCGCCACCGCCGCATCAAGAGCACGATAGAACGGTGGTAACGCTTTTTGACTTGAGAGCGGCCCGCCGTCGCGCCGTTGCCCAAAGAGAGGGTCAGTACGGCGCCTATCACCACGAGATAGTACTCGTGAGTGATACGTTGATTGTAGGTTGTAAATACGGTGTAGATGTACCACCGCCCCCCCTCTCCACACTGCCGCCCCCGCCGGATGTTGCACCCTATGCACCGCTATGTCTTATGAGGTACCAGACGCCAACCGCTCCAGCTCTCGCTCAACGATGATCGGGTTCCAACCGCCAATCATCTGAAGCGTTTCGTACATTGCCAACACCACGTCGGCGTTCCAACTTTCAATGACTTCGGCGGGGATGTTGGGCGGGTCGATGATACCCCGCCGAAGTTCTTCGATCATTAACCGAAATTGATCAATCGTCTTATCATCACGTAAGGCAGCCTGGTGGGCCTCCATCCGTTGTTTGAGCGTGAGCGCGCGCAACTTAACGCCACGCTGCGTCCCGTCGTCTTTAGCCCATTGCGACACAATGTGCGGCCATATAGCGCACCCATCAACCGTTAACGCCTCTTCGCGACTAATAACCTGCAACGCGGACGGTTGTAGCCCCGCCTGCTGCGACGCTTGTCGTGTGTCACGCTGCCGTCGTGATTGTCGTTGTGTCATACCAAATCCTTGTCACATCACGTCAACGTACACTACATCAACCTACATTACGTCAAGGTCGAGGCCGTATAGGTGTGCCCATCGGCAGTAAACTCTACCTCATACGTGACCGTTTCACCGTCGTTCGAGACGCTTAAACTCGTAATAGTCACGCCGGTGAATACGTGAACGGCGGACGAGTTTGACCCGTCTACTTCACCTTCACGGAACTGCATCCACAACTTTTGTGACGTACTCTCAGCCGCCGTCATTAACATGTTAATAACTGGAGAAGCGGCCCGCGGCACCTCGATACTGAATGACCCCTCATAGGTCACATTTGAACTTGTGGTAAAAGCAGCATCGCCAACATACGGGCCGCGCTCTTGCGTCTCTTTCGAGACATCAAATGAAAACTCAGAGACATACGACAACCGATCCGCAGCACCTGGTTGCCCACTCGGTGCCGAAGTGCGTACCCACAATGCACCTGCCTTTGCATCAAGTAGCATCGTTCACCTCCACATCTCATTAATTACAAAACAGAAACACTTACAAGTACTCGATAAAGCTGCACAGAGAGAAACGGAGCCGCGCCAAAAAGTGGTTGCGTGGCTAACCATTGATACCGAATACGATGAAACTGTGGCGTCACATCGACAACCTGACGACCGTTCAGCGCGGTGTACACCGCCGTACCGTACATCGCGATGTCGTCGGTTGTCAGAGCAACGATATTGACGGCAAGAACGGTTTGAATAACGACATCTGTCTGATACCCGCGATCCGCAGCATCGGTTTGTAACCGGTACACAATATACGGCGGCGCAAGCCACGGCGACACTTCTACTGCCGGCGCTTGAACGGCGAACAACTTGCGGTTGCCCCCCTCCACGGGTGCTACGGGAGAGAGCGTCGCGTACACATCTTGATAAATCTGCTGTTCGATGAACGGTACCATGTCAATATCCCCAAGCCGTCGCGTCGTGTTCACAACGAGCGCAGCTCAAGTTGAACGGCCTCCCTTGCTTCACGCACAACATCAACTGTCATAGCCGCCGGCGTCAAATATGGCTTGATATTGTATTCGACAATCGGCGCGTAGTACACAGTGTAGGAATACCCCAACCGTTGCGCCGTCGGATCACCAGCAATAACCTGGTAGTGGACGGCTCCGCCGTCGTTCAACGGGCCGACAAGACGAATGGTGCGCTGCAACGATGATGTGGCCACCGGTACACGATTCTTAGCTTCTTGCACAATCTGTGTACCAACCCGTTGAGCCGTCAATTCGGAACCGGATTGTATCTTAGCGGCAATTACCGATAGTCGCGATGTCCACCGAGCGCCCATAGAACCTCCTACCCGCTACGTCCCCGTTATACCAACAAGTTGAAAGAGTGGGTTTGGCTCACGAGCAAAAACCACCGTCCAGTTTCGCCCGTTGTACACAATCTGATCACCGTTCTGCACCGTGACCGGATGCGCCAGATACACCCACACATCGACATTGAATGCCTCTTGTTCACGAAGAGCTTTTGGGTTGTTAATAGCCCGCCGTGGCGTCACAAACCCCTGCGCCGGCTGCTCTGTCCAAACCGGCACCGTTGTACCGTCGGGCCGCGTCGTGATACTGCGCCAACGCACGGTAAGCGACGTTGTTAGCCACGCCGAAACTTGTTGACGTAATGTATTAAGTTGCTGCGGTGTCAGAAATGACCACGGCGCGGGCAATGTCATGCGTCACTCCTATACACGACTTCTACAACACGACTACTCTTGATCTTCATCGACCTCTTCTGTCTCTTTCCGGCGCTGCTGTTCTTTGAGTACCGCCTGCACGCGCCACGCCTCGGTTTTATCATCCATAAGTGTATGTAATCGGTACAACTCGGCGTCGGTTAACTCGGCAATCTTGCGGGTAAATGTCGGCTTAGGTGCCTTAAGAAGCCCCGCCAACTCTGCATCGGGCCGCGCCGTTACCGCTTCACTTGCTAGCGGGCCGGTATAAACGGTGAGCAACCCCTCTTTGATCAGCGCCGCGTTCTTCTGCTCGAAATACGCCACTTCACGCGGCGAGTACAGCGCGATCACGTCGTGTACCGTGCTCCATGTAAACTTGCCAGTTTGCGGGTCGAGCGCTTCGGGATCGCTGCACAAGAGAAAATCCATCTCAATAAACGCATCCTCGCGGAACGGATCAAGGCGCTTGCCGGCAACAATACTCGGCACCGCCTTGCGGTACATCTTAACGATACGATCCTCAAGACCAAAAAACTGATGGTTTACCGATCGCATTACCCCTCCTCCTTTCATTGACTAAGTTACACCATTACTACTTCTATTCATCGTTAGACGTGCAATTTACACAGCTATTTGCCCTAAAGTGCTCCCAAAACATCACGTAGCGCCTGTAACGCGTTCTCTTTTCGATACGAAACACTTACCATTTCTTTCACGGTAATACCGAATACCTTTGTTGCTTGCGTGACCTTGAACGCATATCCAGCTTCTTCATCATAACGGAGAGCTACAGTTGCGTGTTTGTCTGGATTTTCATACACCTGGTACCAACCTTCTTTCTGTTTTGCTACAGCACACAACGCGCGGGCGCTGGTTTCTGTCTTTCCCAACAACACGAGGAGCATCACAATATCGTTTTCTGTCATAACACACCACCTCACATAACAACTTAAATAACAAAAAGCACGGGTCGACCCAATCGCCGCGAGAAGAACGCCTTCAGCTCGTCAAGATACTGTTCTATCTGGCCGGAAAGCTGCTTTGTTACTGTATTGGCGTTGTACGAAAAGTCGGGCGTCTGCCAACTGATTAACGATGACATATCCGATGATATACGCGCACGCAAACATAGAATAGCGGCGGCGCATACGATGGGAAACTCATCACGAGGATCGATAATCGGCGGCGGCTCTGAGGAAAACTCAATCGTTGGGTTACGGATCGCGTCGTAGTCCTGCAATCCGGTGGGTTTGTCTAACAAGCCGAACGGCGTCATCATCTGCATGCCGCGATCCATTAACGGATCATAGATGAAATACCGCGTATCCCACAAGTGCGCAATCGACGTTACCGCCGTTACCAATGCCGTGCGCACAACCGCATCGCTGTATCGGTACGGTGTTTCACTATCACCTATCCGCACTCGCACGTATTTAGTGAGATAATCTAAATTGCACGGCGTTGTAATCAACATAACATCCTCACGTGGTCACTAACATTACGTAGTTGCTCTACACCGTTTACTTGCCGATCCACACAGCCACATATAACACAGCCACACATACAGCACTACTTCACTTCCATACTAACAACTATATGCTGTAATCGCAGGTAAAAAACATACACAACGAAAGGGGGATAGTATGTCGTACTTTGAACTTTCCAATATTATGCGCGGTGTGCCGGTATTCGTTACCACGCACATGAACCCCGACGGGGATGCTATCGGCTCGGCGGTGAGTATGTATCACCTGCTGAAGCACAAAGGCCACGATGCGCGTGGTGTTGTGTTGGAAACCGACCCTGAACCACACTACCGACCCCTTCTCTACGACACGCCTATCTTCACGCCCGCTACCCTCAGTCTACCGCAAGACTATATTGGATTGCTGGTAGACGCACATCTACCGGAGCGGGCCGGCACGGTTGCGCAGGTACTCAATGTGCATATCGCTATCGATCACCACCCACAGAAAGACACTCCTATTCCGAGTGTCTACATTGACGAGAATGCGCCGTCGTGTTCGTTTATAATCGCCCGCCTTGCACTTCACGAGTGCGTCCACCTCTCACACCCAGCCCCGTACTCCATCTTTACCCCTGCTTACTACGGGTTAGTAACGGATACACTCTCATTCTCGCCTACCATCGAACGTACAAAACTTATCCGCGCATTCGATGCGGCTCGTGAGATGATCGACTATGTAGATTTACGTCGTATCCGTGAAGCACAGCCGACCCTCACCCTTGACGATCTTAACGACATCGGCTGGCTGTACCGGAATATCAATCACGAAGACAACGGTATCTACACGCTGTATATCGATGGGCTGCGCCCCACGTTCAAAAAGGCTCTTGAAGCAATGCGGAGTTTGAGCGATTACCGCTACGCCATCGTTGGCGTGTATGATGGTACAACCCTTCGTGTAAGCATCCGCAGCGCACCTGACGCGAAGGCTATTCATACCATCATGGATAAGTATGGAGGCGGTGGACATCCTCACGCTGCTGGCTGCTCCATCAAAACCGATATGCCACGTACTCTGTTTAACGCTATCGTTCACGATGTGTATCGCCTTAGTATGAAGGAATAATTACCGACAATAATCAACAAAATAATCAGTTTACACACAAGAGACGGGTTGGAAAATAATATTTAACCCGTCTCTGTTATTTGTAGAAACTGTGAACACAGTATAAAAAACTAAACTCAAAAACGCTTTACACCCCGACAAGAAATGTACCAGTTTCGTAGATACGTTAACCGCTTCTTAACCTTTCCACATCGTGGAAGCTCTTTCCTAGTGAAAAATTTCACAAGCCACCAGCGCGTTTGTTCAAAGTGGCGCGCTCTGGTTTTTGAGCGCAGGTGATTGAACGGCACTTTCTCAAAAACCCCCCCACACCCCCCCAGTTACTGTTACATATCACAGGTTTATATAGCTCTTTGAGTTATTATTTACCGTGACATGTTTTTTGTAACTGCTGTTATTTGTAACTGTTACAGTTACACGTACATATCATCTCTCCCCCGCTCTTATCTCTTCTCTCCCCCTAATCATCACCCCCCCCTACCCCCCCCTCTTCTTTCCCCCCTCTCTTCTCTTCTCTCTCCCCCTCTCTTCTATTCCGCATCACAATGCGGCAAATTGCCTCTCACGTGGTTGCTTTGCGAGCACTTAAACGTTTAAGTAACGTGTTTTCCGCGTTGTGACGCTGTATATCGCGATATGCGCAATTTGTGATGTCTGCGTGTTGTGGCATTTCTTGTCGTTGTGGTGTGGTGAACACACGATTTCACCTCAAAAACACGTCGTTTACCCGTTGACGATGTGCTGAGGGGTGGGTGCTGAGTTGGTACGCACATGCACACACATGCACACGCGCGATGAGCTATGCACTTGCGAATGCCTCTGTGGCTTCACAGGAAGGCTCAGGACGCGCGATAAATGGTCGAGGGGTATCATGATAGCGACCCCCTCCATCATCGTGCCTCTAAAGCCTTCCTGTCGTTTCAGGTCTCCGACAAAATCGCGATTTACCACGTCACAACGCCATAAAACACTGATCAAAAAATTGACACTTGTTTTACCGCGTCATAACGCGCTAAATCAGCGATTGTGATTTCCTTCACACAATGGTTGAAAAAAATCTGCTTTTTTCGAGCAATCGTTGCGCAGAAGGCTTGTCTGGTAGTGCGCGTGTGGCGTACTGTGAGTGACCGTCTGACGTTGTTCATGTGATTTTCATCGTGTAGACTGCGACATGAACAACCTGGGCGCGCCTTGACATTTGCGTGGTGCGTGCATGGTGGCAACTCTCAACCTTGCGTGAGAACGGGCCGCCGTGGTTGTTACCAGTGACAAGTGTAAAGAGTTTTTGATTCGGTATACTTTCCTTGTCAAAGATTACCTGATTTGTGATAATATGACACTGTTTTCTATCAGTATATTCTGCGGTTTAGTAGAGAATGTAGGGGGCCAGGTTATGAATGAACTTGCAAGTGTAAATGGTAAAAGTGAAACTTTTGGGTATGGATTACTATCACTTTTCCTATACAGCCGAAACGTATTACACGACGCCAGGTTACGGTTGCATCCGTTATGGGTAGAAACACAGACGATTTTTATACCGGAGTATGGATCGTTGCGGGTGATGTGTTGTGTTGATGGTGGGCCGGCGGTGCCGGAGACGTTCGAGCAAGACGGGAGAGATTTGGTGTTTCGGCACACGTGGTGTACGGTAGAAGAGGCCCGCGCGCAACCGTTGGAAATAGAAATAGACCCCGTACATCGGATCGGAGTGCAATTATTGGATCGTGATGTACTAGGAGAACGGGCCGAGGAGTTAATACAACAAGGGTTGTTGTCAAGCTATTTTCACGAGCGAACGGCGTATCCTACGGCGCAGTACAACTTGCCGCTCTACCACATTACGGTGTGGGGGATGACGTTGTACGCACTTTCGTTGTACGGTATTAATATGCGGTATCGGGCGTATTTGCGGCAGTTACACCGAGAGCGTAATTAAGAATGTGGCTGAAGACAAAAAGAGAGCCGCCGGCAAACCAACGCCGGCGGCTGATAGTTGATTGTTTTTGATCTAATCCGCGAACAATTCTTCCGTCATGTCCAATACCAGCTCAACAGCGCCTGCATCGAGCATGCGCCGGATCATCCGCGCTGCCGCGCGGTGCCAGCACTTTTTGCCGGCTTTAAAAGCAGGGCAGGAACAAGTTTTTTCTTCCATTGAAACAAGATACAAATCACGGCCATCCGAAGATGGCACATACGTTCCAGATGCCGTCACTGAAATGCGTGGCCATCCTCTATTTGACCAATCTTCGATATTCCTTGCCGCCTTGTGTGCGGCATTTTCCCACAGAGTGCTCTCTGCTTTTTCTGCCAAATGCCAGGCAAGACCAACGGCTATATTGGCGTTCCTTACTTTGATTTTCATCCTGGTTCCCTCCTTTTAGTTTCTGGTGACTTCTTTCGTTGCCTGTATTATAGCACACTGTCGCCAACTTGTTTGTACACATTTTTAAGGGCAATTCTTGCAATCGCCAGAAAGCACGGTTATTGTGTGAACAGCCGGCGTGAATGACGGTGCTGGCGATAGTGACAAAGCTATGGTGACAGCAAACGGAGTGAGAAAGGAGACATGTATGACGCCTAGGGATGTGTTGGGTAAGACGATGTCCTTTTTGCTCGAACAGTTCGACGGTAAGTGGGTTGAGGCTAATAACGCCATCAACGGTTTGTTACAGAAGTATGACGTTGACGAGCAGGCACGCTACGAGGTTTCACGTGTACTCCTCAAAGTCCACACACAATTTCGGTCGGTATTGCTGACGAAGATCAACAAGGCTGTTGAGTTACTTGAGCAAGCATCTTAAGCGTTGATAAGGAGTATGTCATGTTCGGTAAAACCCTAAAACCGCCCACAGCAGAAGAGAAGCGCAATCCGGCCATCTTTCGCGACGTGTTCTATCCTCGCAATCGGGGTCGGTATGTGTTTCGCGTTCAAACAGCCATTCCTGAAGTGCATGTAAAGACGGTGTGGTTTGAGCAAGACCCAACATCCAAGCGGTGGGTGACAAAGACGTACACGGCAGAGAAGGGCGGGGTGCGGGTACCTGTGGTGCTTGGTGTGGCCCGTGACCACCGCAACGGCTGGTTATTATGGGAAGGCGACGTACTCAAGTCGCCACTTAATGATATGCTCGTTGGTGTGCAACAGCGTTGCTTCATTGCGGTGTGGGATGTCAGTGCGGTGAAGATGATCCGCGATGACTACGGCAACAATGTTGCTATCTATCCTGACCCGTCGGGTAAGTTTCCCGCGCAGTACGAAGCCATCAAGCCGACTATCCGTAACAAGCCGTTTGTCTTAGAACTCGGCAGCGGTCAACTCTACGACCGCAACGGCGATTTGGTGGGTAAGTCGGCCATGGCCGATTTCCTCCGTGCGCTACAAGAAGCCGTTACCGTCGATCCGCTCACCGGCGAGCTTCAACAGGTTGACTTGAGCGCCTGCCCCGTGCTGTATGTCATCTCAGGCGAGGGGAAGGAAACGCGCCGCACGTTCAGCGTGATCACGATGCCGCCGCCCGTCTATCAGGTCGAAATGCCGGAGGCTTACGATCTCACAAGTTGGCCGCAGCCGGCGCCGCTTGAGATGGTGGAGTACATGATGAATGTCGGCGGTGAATGGCAAGAGATTTGCGCAAAGTTCGGGTACGTGACTTATCCGCAAAAAGTTGCGTATCCACCGTCAACGCCGGCCTCTTCAGCGCCGTCAACACCGAACACGACTGTGCAACAGCCCGAAGACGATACTGATGACGAAGACGATACTGATGATTTGTTTGACGAAGACGAAGTCTGGTAAAAGGTACCGGAAAACGTATGGGCAAAGGCTATAAAACCTCCTGCCCTGCCTGTGGGGGGCACAATTTGTATGTGACCCCCCACAACGGTATGGGGTATTGTTTCAATTGCGGTTACACCTGTCGTCAACGTGAGCACAAACCGCATTATGCGCGTCGCTCATCGTTTCGCGATGGTATTCGCGCGGTGTACACCGCATACGCGCAGTGGTGTGCAGAACACATGCGCGATGAACACTACGCCTATCTTGAGCAACGCGGTATCACCCGCGCAACAGCACAACAGTACTGCATCGGTTATTGCCCACCAAAACTCTTTGCACCGTTGCTCACGCGAGAGGCGTATGAAGCGGGTTTGATCACGACGGATCGTAAACCGTTTCTTGCCGGTCGGATACTTATTCCGTATCTTGACACACAGGGTACGGTTATTGATCTACGCGGCAGGGTGTACGATCCAGCGGTAGCTCACTTACCGGATGTGAAGTATCTTTCGCCGTACCGCTCGGCGTATTACCGGTGGGCAGACATTCCGTATAACGCCGCTGCGTTACGGTCGCCACAGGTGGTTATCACCGAAGGCGAACTGAAGGCGTTAGCATCGGTGCAGGCGGGTATTCCATCCGTTGCCCTCCCTGGTATTCGTTCATTCCGTGATGGGTTGACCGACGGGCTGCGCATGTCGCTTGTTGTTAATGCGGGGTCCGATGTCGTCATTTGTTTTGATCATCAGCGTCAGCACATGAATGATGTTTATCGCGCCGTCATCGACCTTGTGAAGCGATTGCGGGTGCACACCACACACTTGCGCGTAGCAACGTTACCGTTGGTCGATGACGATGAGAAGATGGATATTGATACGTACATTCTGCGGTACGGTGTAGAAGCGTATCGTTCGGTTATCGCGTCGGCACCGTTATTCGATACCTGGTACCGACTGATTATGCAGTAAAGGTGTGTACCTATGTCACTCATTACACAGACGGCTGCGCAGGTGGCAATACAAGCAACGGCGGCGCACGGAGCGCCTCAACAGCGTGTTGGTGAGCAAGATGATGTAAAGGTTGTCGAAACGCGGTTATTGAATGCCTTGCGCAACCCGCAGCATTGGCATCTAGTGTTGTCGCTGCGCGGGCGTGAACACTTGTTTACGGTGTATCAGGAGATAGCCAGGGCGTATGTTGCATGCTATCTCGAATGGGGCACGGTGACGGTAGACGGGGTGCGGGCCAAACTCAACGGTGAGCAATTGCCACCGGAGTTGACGATGCGCCTTGATGTTGACCCCCGCCCGCTTCTTGACGATTTGGAGCGTCGGTATATTCAGAAACGTCTTGCTGTTTTTTCTGAACTTGCCGCGCAAGAAGCGGCGATGTACCAGCCTAACCTCGATCGGCTGCAGCGGTTGTTAGAGCAACTTACACCGGTGGCAACGATTGATACTGGTATCAGCAGCGGGATTGAGCAGTTGCGACAGCGCGTCAAGCAGCGGCAATCCGGCGTGTATCGGCTGTTAAGTACGGGCATTACGTATGTTGACGCGCTGATCGGCGGTGAGTTGCCGCGCTCCGGCATCACGGTGATTACCGGTAAAAGCGGTGGCGGGAAAACGGCGGTCATGGGTGCCATTGCGCTCAATATGGCGCGCAACCATCACCTGGGGCTGGCCGGATCGCCAATTGCGTTCTTTTCTCTTGAGATGCCGAAGGATCAACTCGTGGCCCGCTTTGTGGCCGAGATGACAGGCCTCGATGCGCGTGTGGTGTACAACGGGTTGCATCTCGACGGTCGCCCATGGTCGGATGACGAGCGCGAACTCATCAAGGCGGCGTTTGAAGAGTTAACGCTGTATCCGATGCACATCATCGACCGCGAACGGATGACGGCCCACGACTTCGTGCGCATTGCCACCGACCTACACAACACGCACGGGGTAGAAGTGTTCTTTCTGGACTATGCGCAACTCCTGGTGGTGGATACCGATATGGGTATTCACTACGGCTTAACGGCGGCCTACCGGCTCATCCGTGAGTTTGTGAAGCGGTACAACGTGGCCGTGGTGATGGCCGCGCAAATCCACGAAGAGAAGGGTACCATCCGTGATGGGAGCGATTTAAACCGCGAGGCGTCGCTGCAAATCCATATCACGATGCAGCACGATCAGCGCACTGAACAAGGACTTGTACCGTGCGTGTTTGAAGCAGTGAAAAACCGGCACGGGCCGATCGGCAAAATCATCGTAGCGTGGGATACGCGCCGCTTCCGCTTTGTCGAACAGCCGCATGCCGGCGCTGTACGGCAGACTACTTGATACGTACCTTACGCAGAGCTACACGCAGACACATAGGAGGTCGATCATGGGTAAGCGTAGTAATCGACGGCGGGGGACGTTGTTTGAGCGCGAGTTATCAAAATTGTTACATGCCGACCGTGTACCGTTAAGCGGCGCCGGCGCGCTCAAAGGTGATGTGGTTGTACCAGTTTACAGCGGTGCGCACCTCATGATTGAGGCAAAATCAACGTCAAGTCGGGCGTACACGATCCAACTCCCAACCGTGGAGAAGTTGATCGCGCAGCGGCAGGCAATGGTGATGTACGGCGTGGTTGCGGCGCTGTTGGCCGTGCGCGTGCATGGGTATACAACGCCCTTGCTCTTTTGCACCGATGAGGATGCAGCGTTGATAGCCGAGCGGTTTCAACATCCGCTCCCGTTACCAAACCATTACGGGCTGCACGACGTTGCGAGTAACGTTACCGTGTCGCCGACTACCGTAGCGGCGATGTTTCCGGTTCGATTTCTCGGCTCGGCTACTATTCGACCAGGAGCGCTGTTTGAAACCAACCCAGCTCGCGCCGTTTTACATTGGGTACCAACAGAGGCCTTTTTGCCGTGGCTACAGACGGTGCGTGAGCACTACGGGTTTCAACCGCGCCCAAGCATTGCCTACTCGCCGATGACGGTACATAAACGTCGCTCCGCGAGTACACCGGTTGAGCGACTGCTCCACGAGATGGATGATGAACGGTGAAATGTTCTCCGAGGGGGACAACGTATGACGCGCAAGCGATTGACCAGGGCAACGGTAACACAGTATCAACACGTGCTCCCCGTTGGACAAGAAGTAGACGTACACATCACGTGGCGACATGCGTATGACCAGATGCCGCGCACGTGGCAGCGCCGCGGGGTTGTCACCGCTGTGCGGCAGGCCAGGCAAAGTGAAGATGTCTTTGATATGACACTCACCGGCGTATTGGTGGTAGAGGTTGCGTACACGCCGCAGCGCACGTATACCCCATACCCCAACGATGACCTTGTGTATCTCGACGGTAAAGTACCGCTGGTACTCTATCTCGACCCTTACGTAGGCGAGTTGTCACTTCTTAACGATACGATACTCACCGCCCACGGGATTGCGTACCGCACCGATACCGTCGATGTCACGATCTGTCGCTGTGACGTGGAGCCGCTCAAGGGCGAGGGTTGATGTGACTGCCGGCGGGTGAGTGAACGAATACGGATATTGGAGGCGGCTATGAATGCGCGACAAGATGAAGCTACGCAGGCAAATCATCTTCTCCTCTCAGACATTCCGTACCGGTTGATTACCGAGCGGAATGAACTACCAGAGTTGCGCGGCACGTATATTGCTGTTGATACGGAGACGACAGGGCTATCTCCGCGTGAACATGAATTGGTGTTGGTGTCGGTGTGCGACGGTACGCAGGTGGTGGTGTGCGACGTGCGCGCCATCGGAGTGCATGATGTTCTTTCGTGGCTCACGTCGTATTTTGATAACCGTCATCTTATCATCGGGCATAATCTGGCGTTTGACTACGGCTTTCTGTATGCCGCCGGATTTCCCTTACCCGTTCATTCGTTTGATACGATGTTGGCCGAAACATTGCTGCGGGCCGGCTTGCCGACGGCACACCGTATCAGGTTGCTTGACCTCGCAGCACAGTACTGCAACGTGCAATTGGATAAAACCCTTCAACGAGCCTTCGGCGGTGACATTACCGAGGCGCACCACAGCTACGCCGCCGATGACGTGCGCTATCTCATTCCCATCTTTCATCGTCAACGCGCCTTGTTAGAACGGTACAACCTAAAGCGTGTTGCCAGGTTGGAAATGAGCCTTATCCCAATCGTGGCGCAGATGGAGTACCACGGTATTCCGATCAAGCCACGCCTTGTGGCCAGCTTGAGCGATGAAGTAAACCGCCGCCGAACCGATGTGTTGCACGTGCTCAGTTGGTATGCCTTACATGCCGACGCTGTTACCCGCGTTGCCGTCACACCGACAGGGTGTGTGACGATTAATCCTAACAGTAAACCGACAACGCGCGGCGAACAAATAGCGCTCGGCACATGTTGGTCCATTCTGGCCCGTCTCGGCGTGCCGGTGGTAGACCAATTCGGGCAGCCGTCGCTTAGTCGCGAAAATGTCCTACGCGCCGATGCGCAGGTCGATACAACAGGTGAGATGGCGCGGGGTGACATTGTTTTCCCCATACCGGAAGAGCTTACCAAACCGTCGGCATATCGTCATCCGGTGTTGGCGTTGTACCAGCAATACATCGGCCTGACCAAAGTCGCGACAACGTACCTTAAACCGTTGCGCGCTGCCGGCGAACGGTACTACGGCTATTATCGGCAGCTCGGTGCTCACGCAACGGGACGGTTCTCATCCAACTTGCAGCAATTCCCCAACGACGCGGCATTGCGCGGGCTAGGACTGACAACCACGATCCGCGCTTGTATCGGGTACGACGTTGAGCACGGCGCGCCTGACGATACCGTGCTCTTTATTGCCGACTACAGCGCCATTGAGCTGGTCATTCTTGCCGATATGAGCGGTGATGAGCAATTGCAACGCCTGATTGTTGCCAGTGCCAGCGGTGAGGATGATTTACACCTATACGTGGTGCGCCGTGCCTTCGCGTCTATTCACCCGCAAGCGCCGGAGGCAACGGTAGCGCGGCGGAAAGAAGAACCGTTCGTGACCTTGCGCAAGGCGGCCAAGCCCGTGAGTTACGGTATTGCCTACGGCTTAACCGGCGCGGGGTTGGCAAAAACGATTAACCGCGAGTTGGCCTCGTTGAACATCCACGTGACCACCGAACAGGCCGAGCGTATCATCACTTTGTGGAAACAAGAAGCGTTTCCGCAAGCAGGCGCGTGGCTTGATCGCGCCCAACGTGACGGCGTGGTACAAGGGTTTACGTGTACGGCATTGGGGCGGCGACGTTGGTATCCGCCGGCTACCACACCAAAAGAGCGCGCAGCCATCATGCGGCAAAGCTGTAACGCACCGATCCAGGGTACCTGCGCCGACCTTATCAAACAAGCAATGGTCTACGTTCACGCCGCCGTACAACCGTACCACGCCCGCATTATGATGACCGTACACGATGAACTGGTATGCGAAGGGCCGGCTCGCTTCAAAGACGACATCGCAACGGCAATGAAACAGGCAATGGAACGAGCAGCGCGCGACATCCTCCCGTCTATGGGCCGGTACGTAGTCGTCGATGTTCACCCGTCGTATACCTATGACAAATAGCATTTCGGGGGCATGCTATGTTTCAACCATTTCTGGCATTCCTGGATACACCGCAGCAGTTTCTCCCGTCGGGGGTTCTGGCTATCGACACCATCACCGGCGGCGGTATCCCCGTCGGGCATATTACCGATATTGTCGGCGAGAAGGGGCTGGGCAAAACCACTCTCGCCCTGCATATTGCCGCAAAGCATCTGGCGGCGGGTCACCCCGTGTACTATGTCGATAGTGAGTTCTCCCTTGATCCATCCTACGCCCGCCGCTTTTTTGGTACGGCTTCCTACTGCTATGTTCTCCAACAATCCATCGCCGAAGACGTTTTTACCCACATTGAACAGGCTGCGACTACACCGCACGCCCTCATCATCCTCGACAGTATCAACAGCCTCATTCCGCACGACGTGACCGACGTGCCTGCACCAAAAAAACACGAAGCTTATTCCTACAGTACACAAGTTGGCGCCATGGCCCGTATTACCACCGTCTTTCTGAAGCGCGTTCTTCCTACCTTGTTCACTTACAAGAGTACGTTGCTCATTATCAACCAATACCGATCCAACATCACCACCGGCCTGCTGCGCGGCCCCGATAAAAAGCCCGCCGGCTTTCACTTCTACCACCACTCCATCTATACCCGTATTGAGTTGGCAAAAGGGGAAACCGTTCCTAACGTCGGTATTAAGGTTATTGCCAAAGTGACTAAAAATAAAGCCGCCCCTTCCCACGGCGTTGCTTCCTATACCCTCCTCTCCCACGGCGGGATCGATATTCCACAAGACCACGTGGATTTTGCCCTTCGTGTCGGCATCCTTACCCGCTCCGGCCCGTGGTACCGCTATACCGACCCCACTACTGGTCAAACCCATACCGCCCAAGGCGCGCGCCATATCGCGTCCGTCCTCCCCCTTCCAACCGTCTACCACGCCGTCATGGAACGCGCCCCCGCTTTTCCCGGTATCGATATAGCCAAAGGAACCACTATGGTATCAGATATTCCAACATCAGGTACCATACCATCGGATACTTCGACAATCGCTAATCCGACACCCGATGCTACACCTGTGTCACCAAATGTTGCGCCGGTAGACGCGGCGCCGGTAGATACTTCACCTTTTGATTAATATCTTCTTTACCCTATCATTCGCACTCTATCATCTGAACTATCACGCTTACGGAGGTTTCTATGAGCTTCTCATCATCATTGCACCATCAGTCATTGCACCATCATCAGGATCACCGGCAGGATCACCAGCACGAGCAGGAACAGTATATCCGCGCGCTCTTAGCCCAACCTCACGGCTGTACCACCTGGCCGGCCCTCCATACCTACCTCTCCCACTACGGTATCCACTTCCCTTCTCCAGAGGCACTCCGTAGCTGGTATCGCCGCCGCCGCGCTACCATTCCCTATCCCCTTGCTCAAACACCACCACCATCACCAGTATCATCATCACCACCAGCATCACCAACAGCATCACCAATACCAACAGTATCACCAATACCAACAGTATCACCGACGGTATCATCTCTCCATGATGCCCATGATTGTCAAACATCCGATCATCTGATGTTTCCGTCGAAAGAT